ACTAACGGTGGAACTGGACAGGGCGGCTCAGGAGGCGGTTCGGGTTCTTCAATTCCAAGCAGACCCGCTGGTGGCGCGATTTACGGCGGCGGCTCGGGAGGAGATTCTAACAGCTCGCAATACGGGTTCGTGGTTGGCGCTGTAGGCGCAGTGCGTATAATTTGGCCGGGCACCACTCGTTCGTTCCCTTCAACCAACACCGGTAATCTGTAAACAAAGGAGAAAACCATGGAACTTTTCATTCGCATCAAAGACGGCCAACCTTTTGAGCACCCCATTTTCGGCGACAATTTTCGGCAGGCATTCCCTGACGTAGACGTCAACAACCTGCCTCCTGAATTCATGCGCTTTGAAAGAATTGAAAGACCTCAAGTCGGCCCTTATGAGATTTACGAAGGTGTGACTTACGAAATCCAAAACGGTGTCTGCAAAGACGTACATCACGTACGCCAGATGTCTGCTGAAGAAAAATCAATCCGCATGAATGAAATTAAGATTGAAGTCATTGAGGGGGTTGAAAATTTGAAAAAATGGGCGGCGGCTCGGAAACTAGAAGACGCTGAAGGTATGCAAGAGAAATGGCAAAAGTACATCGACGGCCTCAACGCTGTTTCTTTTGAAGGCGACCCGGTGCTTATAGTTCTGCCGATTCCGCCCAACATCGAAGCCCAGCTTTCAGCTAACGGAGGTGCTCCCAATGTTATCGGCTAACTACCTCAAGGACGTCGGAGATCTGGTAGGTGTAGTATACACTTTTGAAAATGAAGGTGACATTCTACCTAAACACTCTCATACTGAAGTCAGCGCGCACATCACGATCGTGTGTAGCGGGCGGATAAAAGCGTATTCTCATGACTGGGAAATCGAAGCCGTTCCTGGGCAGGTTTTGAATTTTCTAGCTAACCAGCCTCATGAGTTCAAAGCGTTGGAACCGAACACTAAAATCGTAAACATCGTTAAAACTCATAATGGTGATAACGAACAGGTGGATCTATGAGCGAGCAATACCCCGGAGGCTGGATTACTAAATCTCCGCCGACCCCTAACGGTAGCACTGCGCCGGGCCTCTGGACATTGAGCCAACAGGCTGGTTATAGTAAGCAAAATCTTTGGCCTGTTGTTCCTGGCGCTCCCACGATTGGAACCGCGACAGCGAACAATTCTCTCGGCGCCAGCGTTACTTTTACGGCTCCCGCTAACACAGGCAGTTCGGCTATCACGCAGTACACGGTGACTTCTAGCCCCGGCGGTTTTACTGCTACGGGGGCTACTTCTCCTATTGTAGTGAGCGGTCTAACTGACGGGGCAAGCTACACGTTCACCGTGACTGCTACTAACGGCGCGGGCACTGGCCCGGCATCTGCAGCGAGCAATAGCATAACCGCCTCTGCCGCAGGGCAGCAAGCATACACCTCGGCAGGCTCTTATAGCTGGGTTGCGCCTGCGGGGGTCACATCAGTTTCTGTTGTCTGCGTAGGCGGCGGCGGTGCTGGAGGTGGCGGATATGCAGGGGGTTGTAACTATTACAATGCCAGCGGCGGCGGTGGTGGCGCGCTCGCATACGTGAACAACATTTCCGTGACGCCGGGCAACTCTTACGCGGTGGTTGTAGGTAATGGAGGCTCAGGCAACGGCGGTGCTGGTGGCGTGTCATCTTTCATAAGCACAACTTGCCGAGCTAACGGAGGCGGCGGTGGAAACACTTCTGGCGGAGGCGGATCTGGGGGTACGGTCGCCAACGGCAGCGGCGGTGCTGGTGGTAACGGCGGTTCTGCTGGGCCGGGAGGCGGAGGCGGTGCGGGTGGTTACTCAGGCAGCGGCGGTGCCGGTAGTACCGGCACAGGTACCAGCGGTTCCGGTGGGGCCGGTGGCGGTGGCGGTGGTCTGAACGGCGGCGGCGGTGTCGGTATTCTCGGGCAAGGTTCTAACGGCTCGGGTAGCTCTGGCCACGGCGGAGGCGGCTCCGGCGGCAGTAGCTCAAGTTGGATCGGGAACCGCCCGCATGGTGGCGGTTTGTACGGCGGAGGCACAGGCGGAGACGCAAATTACTATCAGGCCGGTTCGGTTCAAGGTGCGCCCGGTGCTGTGCGTATCATTTGGCCCGGCACTAGCCGTTCTTTCCCGTCTACTAACACAGGAAACCTTTGATGGAGGAATGAATGCTTGAAACGCTGTTAGGAGGGGTCTTTGGAGGCGTGCTGCGGCTTGCGCCGGAAGTCTTCAAGATCTTCGACAAGAAGAATGAGCGGTCGCACGAGTTGGCGATGCTCAATGCAGAAATGGAGTTCACTCGTCTGCGCGGCGAGATAGCCATGCGACAAACCGAAGCCGCCATGACCGTTGCGGAACTGGACACAATGGCCGAGGCGTTCAAAGAACAAAGCCGCACGGCGTCCAATGCGGGGCGGTTCGTTTCTGCGATCTCTGCTCTGGTGCGTCCGTTCGTGACTTACCTGTTCGTTTTCTTGTTCGCGGCGGTGAAGGTGGCTGGTTACTTGATCGCGTTGCAACAAGGCGGCGAATGGAAGACCGTTCTGGTCGAGTTGTGGGGTGTCGACGACATGGCCGTGCTCAACATGATCTTGTCGTTCTGGTTTGTGGGTCGGGTCTATGAGCGCACCCGTAAATGAAGCGGTCGAAATCGCAGCCTCTCTTTGCCGACCCTTTGAGGGGTTGCGCTTGAAACCGTACATCTGTCCGGCTGGCTATCCAACGATCGGCTACGGCACGGTCTACAAGCCGGACGGCACGACCGTGACGATGAATCACCCGCCGATCAGCAAGGAAACTGCTGAGGAGTGGCTGATGCACGAACTTCGGAAAACCTACGTTGCAGGTGTTTTGAAGGCGTCGCCGCACTTGATTGCGCACCCAAAAGTCTTGGGTGCGCTCGGCGATTTTGCCTACAATCTTGGTGTTCCGCGATATCGCGCTAGCACTTTGAAGGGCAGAATCGACGAGAAAGACTGGGACGGAGCGAAAGAGCAGCTGATGCGCTGGGTTCGTGGAGGAGGTCGGGTTCTGCCAGGATTGGTAAAAAGAAGGAAGGCAGAATGTGAAATCTTCTGAAATCGCTTGTCTTTTACAGACTTTCGAGACTATAATTAACACAAAACGGCGCATGCTGTATCAGCTGCTTGAACCTACGGAGTGGTCATGGCATACAGTATGACATATGACAGCTTGCTGACAGACGTGCGCCGTTATCTTGAACGCGGTTTCACCGCTGAAAGTGACGCAATCGTCTATGAGCAATTGCCTCGCCTAGTTACACTGGGTGAGCGTCGCATTGCGCGCGAACTAAAGATCCAAGGATTCATCCGCGCCGTGCAAACCCCGCTGGCCGCTGGAGTGGCGGTCTACATGAAGCCAGATCGCTGGCGCGACACCATCTCCATGACTGTGAACGGTTCGCCGATCTACGCACGTTCCTACGAGTATTGCCGTAGCTACTGGCCGGATGAAGCTGAAACAGGCTCCCCCAATTTTTACGCCGACTACGATTACCAGCACTGGCTAATCGCGCCGACACCGGCTTCTGCTCAAACATTGGAAGTTATGTACTACGAACAACCAGCGTTGCTGGGCGATGATTTTCAAACCAACTGGCTCACCGAGTATGCACCCGACTTGTTGACTTACGCGACACTGTTGGAGGCGACACCGTTCTTGAAAAACGACGAGCGCATCCAGACTTGGCAGGCCATGTACGACCGTGCAGCGCAGGCATTGAACGGCGAAGACCTCAAGCGCATCATGGATCGTTCAGCTAATAGGAGTGAAGCGTAATGCCAATCTACACAGACGTGTTCGGCGGCGCGAACATCTATCCCAGCGAAATCAGCTACAGCGCAATAACGCTCACGGCTGATGTGACGCTGAGTTGGCCAGAGGAAACTTCCACCAACACCAACCTAGCCACTCGCATCATTGACGTCACCGCTTCAACTTCTGGTCTGAGCATCATTCTTCCGGACGCCAACAAGACCGGAACAGGCAACACGATCCTCTTCAACAACCGTGGTGCGCAGACCTTCACAGTCAAGAACGCAGACGGCGTGCAAGTCGTAAGCATTGCGGCTGGGACGCTTTGGCAGGTTTACGTTGCAAGCAACACCACTGCTGCTGGCACGTGGCGCTCTCTTCAGTACGGCGCGACGACTTCGACGGCTAACGCTTCTGCTCTCGCAGGAACGGGCATCGTGGCGGTTGGTGCGTTGCTCAGCCAGTCGGTTCCGATCACCGAGTTCAACTCGAACTTCACAACGACGCTCGCCGACCGCGCCAAGATGTACAACTGGACGGGCGGTGGCGGCACGTTGACGTTGCCGGATCCTTCGGTCGTTGGCAACAACTGGTTCATGTACCTGCGCAACTCTGGTTCTGGCAACGTCAATGCTGACGCTCCTGGCCTGACGACGATCGATGGGGACTCCTATTTGGCATTCCAGCCGGGAGAATCCGCCATCATCGCGTGCGACGGCTCGAACTTCTACACAATCGGCTTCGGTCAGTCTGCAGCGTTCGCGTTCGATTACACTGTTATCGACATTTCCGGCACCGGCACTTACACGCTGACCGGCACCGAGTTGAACCGCGTTTCTTATCGTTTCACGGGAACGCTGACTGGCAACCGCATCGTGGTCGTGCCAGCAACCGTGCAACAGTATTGGGTTGACAACCAGACAACCGGAGCCTACACTCTCACGATCTCGCCTTCTGGAGGAGGCACGTCCTTCACCATCATTCAAGGTGAGCGCGCAATTCTTTATTGCGACGGCACAGACGTTCTGAACGCCGCGACGCAGGGCATTTCAATTCCGCTCGATGTCAACCAAGGTGGCACAGGAGCGACGACCGCTGGTGCAGCGTTGATCAATCTTGGCGGCACATCGGTCGGCATTGGTGTTTTCACTGCAGCTGATCAAGCCGCAGCATGGGCCGTGCTTGGATCCATTCCTGCTGGTGCTGTTAATGGGGGCTCGTTCTGATGCCTGAAAGCACCATCATCCTGCGTTCCAATCCTGGAATAAAACGGGACGGGACCAAATTCGAAGGCGACCACTACACCGACGGCCAGTGGGTTCGTTGGCAGCGCGGCTTGCCTCGGAAGATGGGCGGCTATCGCGCAACGCAAAAGTACCTCTCAGAAATCAGCCGTGGGTTCAGCAACTTCACACAGCAGACGTACATTTACTGCCACTCTGGCGGTGCGACGAAGATGGAGCGTTTCACGCTGGATTCCACAGCCAACAGTTCCATTGTCACGGATCGTACGCCGGTCGCAGCACCAGCAAGCTGCACGGTCACGCTTGCGGCGGGTGCGGCAGGTTCTGTGGACAGCATCACGATCAACAGCGTCAACGTCATGTCGGGTGCAGTTTCGTTCACGACAGATCTCGCCACAACGGCAGCGGCGGTAGCAGCCAACATCACGGCTCACACGTCCACCCCGAACTACACGGCAACTTCTGCAGGCAACGTCATAACGATAACGGCAGACGACAACGGCTCCGGCCAAAACGGCTACGCAGTTGTGACCAGCACCACGACGATCGTTGCAACCGACACCGACATGGACGGTGGGTGCGATGCATACGTCACCAGTGCGAACAACATGTGGATGTTCGATTATCAGTACGACTCGTCCACCAACCAAAACTACATCATCGCTCAAGTGTCTCCGAACTTGGAGTGCTCTTGCAACGACGAGGGTGGACAAATTTTCTTCGGTGAGGTGCTCGGCACCGCGCCGTTCCAGAGCGTCAACCTCCCTCCAGACGCCAACTGTACGGGTGGGATCGTTTCA